GACCATCAGCTTTCCAAGCTGTGTATCAAAGCCTTCAGCTTTGGTTGAAAGTTTGAATCTTTTCTTGTCAGCAGCTTCGATTTTAGCCCACTGTTCTGAAAGAACCTTGCCTTGATCTTCGAGGGTTGAGATGTTTTGAATTTCGAGATTTGCCATTTTGAGCTTCCTTTATCTATCTTCTATTTTTATATGAGAGAATCTATATCTCTCACAAGAAGTGAGATATAGTTCTATCATTAAAAATGTAAGAAGATAGTATAAGTTTTGGAGGTTGGAAAGTTGCCTCGTGATCCTCTGCGCCCGCCGTTTTACACGCTGTTGCAAGAAATAATATTCTCTTCGATAATATTTTTCTGAAACTCATGCGCTAAACTTGCGACCTCAACTCGCAGCTTCACCACCTTAGCTGTGACATTTTAGCAACATCAAAGATGTTATAGGTCCAACGTCGGACTTGACTTGAACCATTGGCAGAGCAGCACGTGGCTTGTAGGATCATGTGCATTGCCCCAGAGGGGATGGGGTAGAAATATAAGCATCGTCTTGTCAACACACTAAGAGTGTGGCAAATCCCCCTATCCATTCTGTCTAAAGACAGGCAACTGATTCCATAACAGTTGTCGTAGACAAGTAAGTGGTTGTTTTTAAACACATCTACGATGTGATGGTGGAATGTGACATGCTGTTTGCTCTCACCACGCGCCATGACCTTGCATTATAGGCGCAATTGCGCGGTGAAGAGCGAAGGGCCGCAGGGGCCAGTGGGGGTGGCGTAGATAGTATGCATGAATATACACACAGATCAGTAAAATACACTGTTAACCACTATACACATAAGGTGGTTTACATATACAATGGTTACATTGTTGTAACAATTCGTGATGACATACACAGATAACGTAATGTTTCAGTGTATCACTTAATGTTACAGTGACAATATTAACACTTGACATACCATATTATATGTGTAAAACTATGTAATAGTAATAGTTAAGGTGTATACATGTACAATGTATCATTTAGAATGTCCTTACAATGTTACTCTTAAAAATAATCTCTTAATAAATTACACATAACATAAACATGTACAGTGTAACACTTAAATGTACTCCGCTTTATGCGGAGGCGTTTGTATATTATCTTAACTTAGGTATTGACAATGGCAAAGAAATCCGTAAAACTATACACAGACAATGTTCTTGAAGAGTTTTATAAACACGTATTAGACGGTAACCTTGAGAACTTACATATCCCCCACAGTGATGTATTCTACGTAAGAGAGGCTGTACAGGCTCACTACGGTAGACCTTTTACTTTAGAACATGTAGAGTGGGCTATGCGTGAAGAAGGATGGACAGATGCCTAAAGACCCTAGATTAGAACGTGCAGGTGTATCTGGCTTTAACAAACCTAAGCGTACACCTAACCACCCTAAGAAGTCGCACGTAGTTGTAGCTAAAGAGGGTGATACAGTTAAGACTATTCGCTTTGGTGAGCAAGGCGCTAAGACTGCAGGTAAGCCTAAGTCAGGTGAATCAGATAAAATGAAAAAGAAACGTGCAAGCTTTAAAGCACGTCATGCAAAGAACATAAAGCGTGGTAAGTTGAGTGCAGCTTACTGGGCTGATAAAGTTAAATGGTAAATAGAAGGAACTATACCAATGGCAAAACTACCTAAGTTTAAACAGAAGCAGACAGGAACAGAACGTGGACGTGCTGCATCAGGACGTATCTCAGCTATCACAACTAAAGCTGGTGACAAGCCACTATCAATGGCTGCGTACCGTTCATTTACAGATAAGCAACGTGCAGATGCTATGATACAGGCAGGTAAAGATTTACGTGCAGGTAATATTACACAAAAAGAATTTGATGCTATCGAAAGGAAGATTGATGCTGCAGATGCTGCTCAAGCACAAAAGTCTTCTACTAAAGGTGCTAATACAAAAGCTGGCAACAAGAAAGTTAAACCTCTACCTAATCCCTTCGCAGATATGAATAAGGGTGGCTACGCTAAAAAGAAAAACATGTACAGCAAAGGTGGCATGGCGAATGCAGGTGCATCTGTAGGTGGCACACAGAAGTGGACAGCGGGTTAATGTGGCTTGCAGTGTTGCTGGGTTGTTATAGCCCAGCAGCAACATCCTGTGACGTAATGATACGTACCAGTGGATTGATAGCAACTGAAAAGTTGTGTCAAGAGGAAGTAGCTAATGCAGCTAAGGCTTTGGCACAACAGGGGCTATACATCCGTACAAAATGTTTTAAACTAAACGTAGGCTCTAAGGTGTAATGACTCTTATATCTCACTTCCCTTTACCTAGCTTCCCTTTTCAGACACATGATAACATAGTATTTGAAAAAGCAGACAGGGATAGGTCAAGTAGAAATAACGAAGAATACAAACCTGAACCTAATAAAGTAACTCCTGATACCCCAGTAGAAGATCTTAAGCTGGTTAATCAGATGTATGCATATAACCCAAACCCTAATAAGTTACGTAAACCTGATGGTCAGATCGTAGACTTTATAATTGCGTAGGAAATACATTAATGTCTTTTGTGAATCAAGGTAAGCCAGCACGTATTAAGTCTGTGTATGGACACAATACAGGTACAGCAGCAGAAACAGTATACACATGTCCTGCAAACTGTGTAGCTGAGATTACTTTTATTCACGTAGTTAATGGTGGCGGTGCCACGAATACAATTGAAGTTGAGTGGTATGTAGCAGCAGATAATTATACTTCACACTTTTTAAAGGGTAAGTCTCTTACATCAGGTGACTTTATAAGCTTCAGTCAAATAGATTTAGTAATACAGCCTAGCGATCAGATTAGAATAACTCCTACTAGCGCAGGACATATAGATACAATACTCACAGTAACAGAAACCTTTATGCCTGTAGGATAATGCATAACGGGGTTGCAAACTTAGCTGTACTATGTTATAACTAAGTATGATATAACTATCTCCATAAGGGTAAGTAATTCTTACCTTAACATATACAGGAGATAGAACATGTTTAAAAAAGTACTTAATAAAATTCAAGCACATCAACAACGAAGAGCAGACTATTGGGTTCTTCAAAATATGTCAGATAAACATCTGCATGATATGGGAATTTCTCGTGGCGAAATCTACAACAAAATCTACGGCGAAGAAAGCAAAATCCAAGGTTAATGAGGCAGGAAATTATACTAAGCCTGCTATGCGTAAACGTTTGTTTGAGCGGATTAAACGGGGAACCAAAGGCGGGAAGGCGGGTCAATGGTCTGCACGTAAAGCCCAACTCCTCGCAAGTGAATACAAAAAAGCGGGTGGGGGTTATAAATGAAAGTAGAAGCACCTAAAGGCTACCACTGGATGAAACAATCTAATGGTGGCTTTAAACTTATGAAGCAAACAGGAAAGTTTGTACCCCATAAAGGTGCAAGCTTAACTGCTAATTTTGAGGTACAGAAAGTACATGGCACTAGCAAAAAGTCAAAAAAGTCTTAACAAGTGGACTAAGGAAAAGTGGCGTACTAAAAGCGGGAAGCCTAGTGCTAAAACTGGTGAACGCTATTTACCTACTAAGGCTATCAATGCTCTTAGTTCTAGTGAGTACGCAGCCACTACTAGAGCAAAACGACAAGGCACTAAGGCAGGTCAGCAGTTTGTGGCTCAACCTAAAGAGATTGCAAAGAAGACCGCTAAATACAGACGAGGATAATTTATGACTATAGCAATGGAACGAGTGTTAGCTTGGAAGATTATGCCAAGACTAATGATGTTAGTAATGACATGGATGTATATAGAAGTTTTGTTTTGGTTTATGGCGTTATCTTCAACTGATATGACATCACAAGCTACTGCACTTACTGCAACTGTAACTGGTGCAATGACTGGTGCCTTTGCAGTTTGGTTAGGTCACGAAAAATGATTGGTCAAGTATTAAGTAGTGTTGCTGGACTAGCAACAAGTATAATCGACAGTAAAACACAAATCAAATTAACTGAAGCTGAGATTAAAAAGAAACAGCTTACAGGTGAGATTGACTGGGATCTAGCTGCTATACAAGCTACACAGAATAGCTGGAAAGATGAGTGGATAACTTTACTTTTTTCTATACCATTAATTTTAGCGTTTTGTGGAGACTGGGGTAATAACATTGTGCAAGCTGGTTTTGCTGCACTTGAAACTATGCCATCGTGGTATCAGTATTCATTAGGTGGGATAGTTAGTGCCAGTATAGGCATTCGTTCCGTAAGTAAATTCTTTGGGGGAAAGAAATAATGGTAGCACCATTAGTGGTAGCAGGCGCAGCAGCCGTAGCTAGGTTTATTGCTAGTAAAGGCATGGCAGCAGCAGTTAAAAGGTACGGTAAAAAACTAGCGCAGCAAGGCGCTAAACATGCTAAAGATATGACTACTAAACCTAAAGCAGGTCAACGTCAAGTAGAGCAAGCTACTAGAGGACAACGTGCCTCACGTAAAGCTCAACGTATTGGCTTTGGTGTAGGCGCAGTAGGTGCGGGTTTAACAGGTGCAGCTAAGATTGCTGAAATGCGTAAAAAACTCAAAGCTGAAACTGACGCTAAGAAACGTGCACAGTTACAGGCTCGTATTGAAAAAGAAGTAGCTAAAGCTAACGCAGCTAAAACTAAAGACGCGGCTAAGATTCCTAATAAACGTCCCATTAAAAAACCTGCAGTAGCAGGATCTATGCGCCCACCAAGAAAGCCTAAATAATATGAATAAAAACTTTAACAAATGTTTATCGATGTTACTTCACCACGAAGGTGGATTTGTAAATCATCCTAAAGATCCTGGGGGTATGACTAACCTTGGCGTTACTAAAGCTGTTTACGATAAGTGGATAGGTAGAGAGTCTACAGAAGAAGAGATGCGCGAGCTTACTTCTATTGAGGTAGCTCCTATTTATAAGAAGAATTATTGGGATAGGGTACGAGGTGATGATCTTCCTAGCGGTGTTGACTGGTGTGCCTTTGACTGGGCCGTTAATTCTGGTAGCGGTCGTCCAGCTAAAGCTATTCAACGTGCTGTCGGAGCAACTGCAGATGGTGCTATAGGACCACGTACACTACAAGCTATTATGAATAAAGAACCTAAAGCTATTATTGAAAATGTATATACACAACGTCAATCATTTTATGAGTCGTTAAAAACATTTGAGACATTTGGTCGCGGTTGGACACGCCGTAATAAAGAAACATTGGAGCAAGCACTCCGTATGATAGAGGACTAATATGGCACGAGAACTAACAGAGCGTCAGCAAAAGTTTCTTGCAGTCCTTATGGACGAGGCAGGTGGCGATGTTACTATGGCTAAGAAGCTGGCAGGATACTCACCTAACACTACTAACACTGAGATTACTAATAGTCTTAAGGAAGAGATCCTAGATGTTACACATAGTTACTTAGCACGTAACGTACCTAAAGCTGCTATGGCTATGGTTAGTGCTCTGTATGATCCTACTGAGTTAGGTATTCGTGACAAGATGGCAGCAGCCAAAGAACTACTAGATCGTACTGGTTTAGTTAAAACTGAAAAGATGCAGGTAGAAGCTAAGGGTGGTGTTATGCTAATGCCAGCTAAACAAGCACAGGAAGAAGATGACTAAACCATTAGGTAAATGGAAACTACCCCAACCAACAGATCTTAAAGAAGACAATGAGTGGACGCCTATTCCACGAGTAGCAAGAACGGTTCCATTTGGATATGAATTAAATCCAGAAGATGACGGAATACTCTTGCCAATTAGTTTAGAGCTTGATATGCTTGAGGAAGCGAAACAATATCTTAAACAGTATTCGTATCGTGAAGTAGCGAACTGGTTGACCAGAAATACAGGTAGAACTATATCGCACGTAGGACTCAAGAAACGGTTGGATAATGAACGAAGAAGAAAAAACAAAGCTGGCAGCTTACGCAGATGGGCAGACTATGCGAAAAAGGCAATCGCCAAAGCGGAAGAAATCGAAAATAGCCGCACAGGAGCCACCACGAAAACGCAAAGCGAATCCCAATCCGCAGCCTGATATACTAGAAGAGTTTACCCAGCAGGTAGAAGAAGACCATAACGTAATCTTTAAGCCTAATGCTGGACCACAAACAGACTTCTTAGCTGCAGGTGAACGTGAGGTTTTGTATGGTGGCTCTGCAGGTGGGGGTAAGTCCTACGCTATGTTGGCTGACCCCTTACGCTTTATGGGTCACCCAGCATTTTCAGGGTTGCTTCTTCGACATACTACAGAAGAACTAAGGGAACTTATCTTCAAGTCACAAGAGATGTACCCTAAGATCTGGCCTGGAATTAAGTGGTCAGAACGTAAGATGCAGTGGACTGCACCTTCTGGTGCTAGACTATGGATGTCTTACTTAGACAAAGAAGATGACGTACTTCGCTACCAAGGTCTTGCGTTTAGCTGGATAGGCTTTGACGAATTAACGCAATGGCCTACTCCATTCGCTTGGAATTACATGCGAAGTCGCTTGAGATCTACTGCAAATGATTTACCAGTATATATGAGAGCCACTACAAACCCAGGAGGTAGGGGGCATCATTGGGTAAAGAAAATGTTTATTGACCCCGCCTCCTCTGGGGAATCTTTTGATGCAACTGATATTGAAACAAGTGAAGTATTACGCTATCCTGCTGGACACTCAAAAGCTGGCAAACCTTTATTCAAGCGTAGGTTTATACCTGCCCGTCTTTCCGACAATCCTTACTTAGCAGAGACTGGTGATTATGAAGCAATGCTTCTGTCGCTGCCTGAACAGCAACGTAGACAGTTACTAGAAGGTGACTGGGATATTAAAGAGGGCGCAGCATTTACTGAGTTTAATAGACAGATACATGTAGTTGAGCCGTTTGCTATACCACATAACTGGGTTAAGTTTAGAGCATGTGACTACGGATACGGAAGTAAGTCAGGAGTTATTTGGTTTGCAGTATCTCCTAGTGAGCAGTTAGTAGTATACAGGGAACTGTATGTAGGCAAAGTATTAGCTACAGATTTAGCTGATATGGTATTAGACGCAGAGGCTGAAGATGGCTCAATTAGATATGGTGTTTTGGATAGTTCTTTATGGCACAAGCGTGGTGATACTGGCCCGTCATTGGCTGAACAAATGATTATGAAAGGATGTCGCTGGCGTCCATCAGATAGATCAAAAGGTTCTCGTGTAGCTGGCAAAAACGAGGTGCACAGGAGATTGCAGGTTGACGAATACACAGAAGAGCCTCGTATGGTTTTTTTTAATAATTGCACCAATCTTATTGCACAACTTCCCGCCCTCCCCATCGACAAACGAAACCCAGAAGATATTGACACAACCTCAGAAGATCACTTGTATGATGCTTTAAGATACGGTATTATGTCACGACCACGATTTACTAACTTTGAATTTGGTGGGCCTACTATGGCAAGCGGAATGCAAGTAGCAGACGCAACATTTGGATATTAAGGAAAGAAACTATATGTCAGATATTGATGAAATTTTTATTGAGGACGATTCGATTGCCCTTGAAGACACAGAAAACTCTGATGTTGAAGATTCTGATGCAGCTAAAATAATTCCATTTATTATGGAAAGATATAAACGTTCTGAAGATTATCGTGAGCAAGACGAACAACGTTGGCTTAAATCTTACAGAAACTATAGGGGACTATATAGTTCTGATGTTCAATTTACAGAAGCTGAAAAATCTCGTGTATTTATTAAAGTAACTAAAACAAAAACATTAGCTGCTTATGGACAAATGATTGATGTACTATTTGCTAATAATAGATTTCCATTAAGCGTAGATCCTACAGAGCTACCAGACGGTGTTGTAGCGGATGTTAGCTTTGATCCTAAAGAACCAGAACAACTACGTAAAGATACAAAGGATGAAGTTGTGTCTCCTTATGGTTATAAGGGAGATGGTAAAGAGTGGGTTAAGGGTGCGACAGAAAAAACTCTTATGGAAAGTCTTGGCCCACTAAAAGATAAACTTTCAGAGATAGATAACTTAAAAGGTACTACAGGACTTACGCCATCTGCAATTACATTTAGCCCAGCTATGATTGCAGCTAAGAAAATGCAAAAGAAAATACATGACCAGTTAGATGAGTCGAGTGCAGGTAAACATTTACGCAGTACAGTATTTGAAATGGCATTATTTGGTACTGGTGTTATGAAAGGTCCATTTGCTGTAGATAAAGAGTACGCTAACTGGAACGAAGAGGGTGAGTACTCCCCTATGATTAAAACAGTACCACAGGTATCTCATGTATCTGTATGGAACTTTTACCCAGATCCAGATGCAAATAACATGGATGAAGCTCAGTATGTTATTGAACGACATAAACTATCACGTACACAACTACGTGCCCTTAAGAAACGTCCTTACTTTAGAGCCTCTTTAATTGATGAAGCTATTGGTTATGGTGAAGATTACACACGAAAAAATTGGGAACATGACTTAGCTGACTTCGCACCTGAACATGGTATTGATCGTTTTGAAGTATTAGAATATTGGGGTATGGTAGACGTAGAGCTACTAGAAGAGCAAGGCGTAGATATTCCTAGTGAATTATCTGGCTTTGATGAATTACAAGCAAACGTCTGGATCTGTAATGGCAAACTACTTCGCATGGTACTTAACCCTTTCAAACCTGCTAAGATTCCGTATCACGCCTCTCCGTATGAACTAAACCCATACGGTTTCTTTGGTGTAGGTCTAGCGGAAAATATGGATGATACGCAAACTTTAATGAATGGTTTTATGCGAATGGCAGTTGACAATGCTGTATTATCTGGTAACCTATTGATTGAAGTAGATGAAACTAACTTAGTTCCAGGCCAAGACTTATCAGTATATCCTGGGAAAGTGTTTAGACGCCAAGGTGGTGCCCCAGGACAAGCAGTATTTGGAACTAAGTTCCCCAATGTTGCAGGGGAAAACCTACAGCTATTTGATAAAGCAAGGGTATTAGCAGATGAGTCAACTGGATTTCCATCTTTCGCTCATGGTCAAACAGGGGTCAGTGGTGTGGGTCGTACTGCTTCTGGCATTTCTATGCTTATGGGTGCCGCACAAGGCGGTATAAAAACAGTAATTAAAAACATTGATGATTACTTACTTCGCCCATTAGGTGAGGGATTGTTTAGTTTTAACATGCAGTTTAGCTATGATCCTGAGTTGCGTGGAGACTTAGAAGTTAAGGCTCGTGGTACAGAAAGCCTTATGGCTAACGAAGTACGTAGCCAACGCTTAATGCAGTTTTTACAAGTAGCATCTAATCCTTCACTAGCACCGTATGCTAAGTTCCAATATATTATCAGAGAAATAGCTAAATCAATGGAGCTAGATCCAGATAAAGTAACTAACAATATGGATGAGGCAGCAATACAAGCAGAGCTTATGAAAGGCTTTGCGGCCCCAGCCCAAGAGCAACAACAACAGGGAGCCAACCCTTTAGATCCTACAGGAGCAGGGGGTGGTAACATAGGAACAGGTCAAGTACCTACACCTCAAGAACAAGGATTTAGTGGAAATGAACAAGGACCAACTGCTCAACCGCCTCAAGCCAACGCTGGGCAACCCCCAACAGGCTAATGCGTTAGAGGAATATTTTGACTATCTTATTACTGAACAACACAGAATAATGGAACAAACAGATAGTATTACTATTGTGCATAGAGCGCAGGGTGCAATAAATCAATTACGTAGATTAAAACTATTAAAGGATGAGGTTTTAAAATGAAAGATCAAATGAGTTTCTTTGAAGACGGTGGACTAAAAGATGAAGGAGGTATGGTAGATGAAGTATCTGGTAACGAGGTTCCATCTGGAAGTACACGTAAAGAAGTTCGTGATGATATTCCAGCTAACATTAGCGAAGGTGAGTTTATATTTCCTGCAGATGTAGTTAGGTATTTAGGTCTTGAAAAACTTATGCAAATGCGTCAGATGGCTAAGATGGGTTTAAAAGAAATGGAAGCTATGGGTCAGATGGGTAATTCTGATGAAGCTACTATGCCTGATGACTTACCCTTTGGTATGGCTGACTTAATTATCGTAGAAGGCGAAGATGATAGTGAAGAAAATAACTTTGCTATTGGGGGTATTCAGTGGCCTGTATCTCCTGCAGACGTTCCTATTGAAACTAAAGTATACGTTAATGCAGCAGGTAATAAAATAAATATTAGGTTCCAAGGCGATAAACCTCTTGACACCATACCTGATGGTTATGTATTATTTACAGGTCAAGTAGTTGTGCCCCAACCTGTAGCACCACGTCAGGGTGGTGATGGTAGTAGCTCAGATGGACCTACACCTAAGAATCCATTTGTAGAAGCGGGTAGTTGGAAAGACGCCCCACTAGATATGTATATTAAAGAACTAGATAAGTTTACGGGTTCTACACCTACTATTGTTGCAGGTATTGCTAGTGCATTAGGTGGACCCTTAATTGGCGCTGCAGTGTACGCAGGTAATAAGTTTAATAAAAAGCAAATACTTTCTACAATCGATGAAAGAATTGAGCAGGCTAAAAAGACTGACGTAGTAGGTCAGGTAGCTGCCTTACGTGCTGCTAAAGATAAGTTAATGGGTAAAGGTGAAAAAGAAAACACATCTATACTTGGTAAAATTATAGGTACGGTAAAGGGTGCGCTAGGTCTTAATGATGAGCAAGTTAAAACAGCTACGACTGCGGCTGCTACTGTCTCTTCCGCAGACACTACAACAACAACAACTGGCAATCCAGATTTAGATAAAGAAGATGCAACTAAAGAATCAAAAACTGTATATAACTTAAAACCTTCAGACATGCTTCCTACTGCAGATAACGATTTTATTGATGCGTATGATTATATAGCTAAAAAGAAACAAGAAGCTTCTTTTGATAGACAAGCAACTGCAGGTACTACGGCTCTTACAAATCAAGAAGCTTCGTTTGATAGATCGCAAGGACCTGCTCCTGCAGTACAATCTCAAATTGACCCTGTAACACCTACACTATATGGTGCCTCACCAGCACTAGGTATTGCAGACACATCTACGTCGCGAGCAATACCTGTTTCTGCTCCTCAAACAGTAGGTGGTTCTGCCCTAGATCAATTCTCTCGTGCGGGTATGCTATCAAGTAGTGGATCTACGTTGCCTTTAGTAACGTCTGTGGCAGGTAATCAAGCTAAACAACAACTTGCAGACATACAAGCACAGTCTGCTCAAAGTGTACTTGACGTAGTTAAAAATGCAATTACAGGTACACAGGTTACTGCTCCTTTAGTTGGGACAACTATGGAAGTAGATGGAAATACTCCTAGAGAATCTGGAATACAGTCTTCTTCTTCTACATCCCCACCTTCACCTAAACCACAAAGTCGTGCAGGAGCTACAACAACATCTGCTCCTGTAAGTCAAGGCAGTAGTAGTAACGATAATGATAGCTCCCCACCACCACCAAAACCTACTCCAAAACAGGCTGCAAAACAAGCAACTAAAGAAGCTAAAACAAAAACAGCTAACTTATCACCTACACAAAAAACAGGTGGTGCAGAGTTAGATAAAGCATACGGTATATCAGGTTTAGCAAAAGGTGGTATGCCTAAAAAGAAACGTGGTTTAGCGGCACGTAAGTAATCTGCTATATTTGTCTGGCTACTCATCCCCCTAACAACAACACTAGGCTACGGTGGCCCCAGAAAAGAAAGTAATTAAATGAACGATACGGTAATGGCTGGCGAAATGGAAACGCCAAAAAAAGTAGCATTTGCAAATCGCAAGTACTCAAACGAAGATAAACGAAAGATAGAAGAAGAAGAACTACAAAAATTAATGGACGAACAAGATGAGTCTGTAAAAGAACAGGAAGTTCAAAAAGAAGAGCAAGTACCTGAAACAGCAGAAGAGCGTAGTTTTAAAAAACGTTATGGTGATTTGCGTAGGCATACTCAAGAAAAAGAACGTGGTTACGAAGATCGAATTAAAAAACTAGAAGAACAACTTAGCGAATCTGCAGCACAAGGAATTAAACTACCTACTAGCGATGAAGACTTAGACAAGTGGGCAGCAGAATACCCTGATGTAGCAGCTATCGTAGAAACTATTGCAATTAAAAAGGCAAGAGAACAATCAAAGGATTTAGAAGATCGTGTTAAAGCTATTGATGAAATGCGATATGAGGCCACACGTGAAAAGGCTGAAGCAGAACTTATGCGAATACACCCAGACTTTGGTGACATACGTGACAGCGATGATTTCCATGAGTGGGCTGAAGAGCAGCCTAAGTGGGTTCAGGATGCTCTGTATGAAAACACTGAAGATGCTCGTTCAGCTTCTCGTGCTATCGACTTATACAAAAGTGATAGAGGCATTACAAAAGCTAAAAGTAAAACTACTAACAAAGATGCGGCGAAATCAGTAGAAACTAAATCTACACGTACTCGCCCTGAAACTGATGAGACAAGTAACTACCTAAAAGAATCTCAGGTAAATAAAATGTCTTCGCAAGAATACGAGAAATACGCTGATGATATTATGGAATCTATCCGTACTGGAAAATTTATCTATGATATATCAGGAAATGCTCGTTAAGCTATTGACATATAGAAATACTATGGTATAACTATATGTACAATCCTTTAGTATAGGGTAGCCCTATTAAATAGCAACCTATTCTATACTAAATTAAACTTTACTATTCACAAACAGCAATACTCTTACGGAACTACCTAGTCACTATTGGCCCATTATATACAAGAAAGGCCATTCTTGTAATTGATGCACCCATTATATTAGCCTCTAAACTTGAAATTGTTTTAGTTTGTATCTTGGAACCAATAATGCGAAAGGAATAAACAATGGCATTTGGATCAGCGAGTGGATATGGTAACCTTCCCAATGGGGTTTGGTCACCAGTAATCTACAGCAAACAGGTACAACTTGCATTCCGCAAGTCTGCTATCTGTGAAGCAATTACTAACAACGACTATTTTGGCGAGATTGCCAACATGGGCGATAGCGTGAAAATCGTTAAAGAACCTGAAGTAGAAGTTAAGCCTTATCTGCGTGGTACAACTGTTGCCGCACAAAATTTAATTGACTCCGACTTTAGCCTTAATATCGACAAAGCCAATTATTTTGCCTTCAAGGTCGATGATATTGAGGACGCGCACTCCCACGTCAATTTCCAAAGTCTTGCATCAGATCGTGCAGCCTATCGTTTGGCTGACCAGTTTGACAAAGATGTACTAGGTTACATGGCAGGTTATAAACAAACACCTGCTGCTGGTGCAACTGGCAACATCTTGGAAGGTGAATCTGCTGACACTGTAAACAACGTTGTCAATGGAACTAAAGCTAACTCAACGGCTGGTGGCGACGAATTGCTCGCAGCTAACAAGCTGAAAAAAGGTGACTTTGGTAACATCACTACAACTTCTGCTGGCGATCATTCAATCCCAGTAGCTGCACGTCTTTCTGGCGCTACAGCATTGCCAACAGCAACTGTGTCTCCTGCGATGATTGTATCGCGTATGGCACGTTTGTTGGATCAACAGCAAGTTGACTCACAAGGTCGCTGGTTGGTCATTGATCCCGTAATGATGGAAATCTTACGTGATGAAGACTCACGTTTGTTGAATGCAGACTTTGGTGGTTCAGGGTTACAGAACGGTATGGTTCTGAATAACTTTCATGGCTTCCGCGTTTACGTAACTTCAAACTTGCCAGCAGTTGGTACTGGTGCAGGAACTTCAGGTTCTGCAAACCAGAACGCTAACTATGGTGTTATCTGTGCTGGACATGACTCAGCCGTTGCATCTGCAGAGCAGATCAACAAAACTGAGACTTATCGTGACCCAGACTCATTCGCAGATATTGTACGTGGTATGCATCTTTATGGTCGTAAAATTTTACGTCCAGAAGCTCTGGTATCAGCGAAATATAATATCGCCTGATAATACACCTATAAAGGTAGGCTGCTTAACTGTGGCCTACCTTTCTTTGCATATAAAGGATACCTTCAAATGGCAATTACTACAGCAATGTGCAACACGTTTAAGCAAGAGCTACTTGGCGGTGTTCACGATTTAGATACAGATACTTTAAAAATAGCTCTAATTAAAGTTTCACCTACAGGTTCGTATGGTGCAGCTACTACTAATTACTCTGACTTAGGTTCTGATGAAGCTACAGGAACTAACTACACAGCGGCGGGTCAGGCACTTGGCTCTGCAGTTATTACACTATCAGGTTCAACAGCCTTTGTTGACTTTGCAGATGAAGTATTTACGAACTTAACTATTTCAGCGGCAGGGGCGTTAATATACAATTCCTCACAATCAAATAAAGCTGTTGCAGTATTTAGTTTTGGTTCTACGGTAACATCTACATCAGGTGACTTTACTGTTGTATTTCCAGCAGCAGATGCTTCAAATGCAGTAATTCGTATTGCATAATATAAGGTTACACTAAATGGCATTTACTTTAAAAGATCGTGTAAAAGAAACTAGCACTACTACAGGCACTGGCAACATAAGTCTTGGCGGTGCCGCTGCTACTTTCGATACCTTCCAATCTTTCCTTTCGAATGGAGACACGACTTTTTATGCTATTGTTCATACCTCTTCTGGTGTTGATGAGTGGGAAGTAGGCCTAGCTACTTGGAATACAGGTAACACACTTTCACGTACATCTGTATTAGCGGGATCTAATGGTACATCTGCAGTAAACTTTTCTGCAGGTACTAAAGATGTGTTTATGACTTACCCTGCAAGCAAGGCTATTGTTTCAGGTGAGAATGCAGCTTTTGCTAATATCACAGTTACAGGTACTGTAGACGGTAGAGATATAGCTGCAGATGGAACTAAGCTAGACGGTGTTGAAGCTAGTGCAGATGTAACAGATACAGCTAATGTAACTGCTGCAGGTGCTTTAATGCGTTCTGGCGGCACTATGACAGGTAATCTAGTTCTTAATGCTAACCCTAGTGCCGCATTAGGAGCCGCTACAAAGCAGTATGTAGACTCAGAAGTATCTAGTCTTGTTGACTCAGCACCCTCTACTTTAGATACCCTTAACGAGTTAGCAGCGGCTTTAGGGGATGATGCTAACTTTAGCACTACTGTCACTAATTCAATCGCTACTAAATTGCCTTTAGCTGGCGGGACTATGACGGGCGCAATAACCGTAGCTACTACAGGTGTAGCTGCCTCACCCGCGTTAGCTATTGATGTTAGTTCTTCATCTGCTTTTGTCCATTCTCAGGAAAACCTTGCTGCTAATCTAGCTTCAACTCAAACAAATATTTTAGTTATTGGTAAAGAAGGCTCTACTAAAAATAGTGGTTATTTAGGGTTTAACTGGTCTAGTGCTGGTTCTAACAGCAATTACGTTTCTTTAGGGCATTGGGGTAATAACAATCTTTTTAGAGTTTACGGTGATGGTACGCTTAAAGCAGGCGCTTCTAACATTATCTTCCACGATGGTTACCACCCCAATGCTGATGCGTGGACAACAGCACGCACTTTAACCTTATCTGGTGACGCTTCTGGTTCTGTCTCTTGGGATGGGTCTGCGAATGCTACGCTTAGTGTGAGTGTCGGTGATGCTGATACTGTTGACGGTATACATGCGTCTTCAATCTTTTATGACAAAGGTACTACCCAAATAGGAAGCTCTTCAAGTTGGGATGTGACAGCACCTGGAATGTATGGAGTTGGTTCTGGTAGTACATTTACTGGAACAAATAATCCATCTTCTGCAATATCTGGAATTTATACTTACGGCGTATTAAATGTTTTTGAGGCAAACGGAAACGGTATTGCACAACTGTATACACCACATACAGGAAACAAAATAGCTATAAGGACAGGTTGGAATAACGGTAGTTGGTATCCTTGGCAGCAGGTGTGGACAAGTACTTCTGACGGATCAGGCTCTGGCCTAGATGCTGATTTGCTGGATGGTGTACATGCAAGTGGCTTTGTTCGTGGTGATGGTACAAACCAAAGTACTGTGGATATACGCGCTGATAATACTGACTTTGTTGTTAGGGATAATGGCGACAGTGTAACTAACTTTATTTGGCGTGACCACTCAGCCAATACTTTGTATCTTGGAACAGCCAATGCGGTTATTACTGCAAGGTCTACGATCAACGCAAACAGTAATAGTATTACTAACGTAAACAATATTACGGGCACTAGTACTGACATACAGGAATTAAACGTAAACGGCGGCACAAGAAATAATACTAACGATGCTACTGTTTACATTACAGCCACAAGCAATAACGATTGGGGCTTAGTAGTAAATAAATACAATTCTAGTGCATCTGAATATGGCGTAGATATTCGCATGGGTTCAAGCTTTAGTTATGGCTTTAGGGTTTTGGGCGCTGGGTCAACTGTGTCAGGTATAAGCAGTGGTCAGTTATTCCACAATTCTAGTGTTCGTGGACCCATCTTCTACGACAGCAACGATACAGCCTACTACACTGACCCTGCTAGTACATCTGTTGTCAATCAAGTCATTGCTACCAACATAGAGTTTGGAGACACTGCTGGCCCTATTTTATCACAAGAAAGAGATCAAAACCTTAAACTGCAAGGCTCTGCTGGAAACGATGTTGGTATATCTGGGTATAGTTCAAATGGTACTTGGTCTTTGCAATTATATGGGCATCAAAACGGTCAGCAAGGCTTTTTAAAGTCTAACTGGGGGTCTTGGTCAGCTTATGCTGATACTAGCGGTAACTGGTTTGGTACAGCTAGTGTTCGTGCCCCTATCTTCTACGACAGCGACAATACAGCTTACTACGTTAATCCTGCAAGCCGTTCTGTTATGGGGTCTATTGATTTTAACGAGATTGTAGCAGAAACAAGTCAAGGTGGTCGTGTAGGCCGCAATCACGCATATAATACTCTTGAATTGCAAGGTTATGGCGGTGAGTTGATGATTGGCTCACAGTCTACGGCAATGAGTATTAATTATCGTACCTGCAATAATGGAACAAGCAACCATACCCCGTCAACTTGGTATTGGAGAGCGGGTACTAGCACTAACTGGTCTGCCCATAACTTTGGGGCAGTCACTTCTAACGGTATACTAACAGCAACTTCAGATGCTCGTGCCCCTATCTTCTACGATAGTGGAAACACTGCTTATTTCACAAGCCCCGCTGGTTACTCTAAAGTTAACGCTTTACTTGTTGGTAATCAAACAACCCACACTTCAAACACGACTTATGGATTACAAGTACACCATAACAACAGATACCTAGCAAGTTTTAGATACTCAGCTGTAGGCGGTAACTACCCTTGGATCGTGCACGATAGTTATAATAGCACTGGTGCATTTATTATACACTTCAATGGTATTGGTGATAAATTCCAATTCACACAAGCTGGTGATGGATTTGCAGCATCTTCTCTTCGTGCACCTGTCTTCTACGATACCGACAACACAGGTTACTACGTTAATCCAGCAAGTACGGGTACAGCCTTAAATGTTAATGGTACTATTGCAATTAACAACGGTGGATCTTCAAATACTCACGGCCTTAAATTTACTGGTTCTAACAGTCGTATATGGTTCCACGGTTATAGAACAATAGAGGGTTCGACTGATGGAAATAATCTACAAGTTGGAGAAGGTTTTAATTATACAACAATTCTAAATCAAACCAGATCGCCTATCTTCTACGACAGTGATAACACTGGTTACTATGCAAACCCTGCTGCTACATCTAACATCTACTCACTAACAACTGCTTCTACGGTCGTTATTGGAGGCAACTTTACTAACAATGCTTATTCATCAGTCAGTAGTACACGTTTGCTGTTTGGCGGCGGCAACGATCCAAATAACTATTTTTTAGGCACTAATCTAGAGAACTATGGTGGCAACTACACCAAGCTAGATTTACGTTGGCACACTGGTATTCGCATGGGTGCGCAAGCACAGTATGGTGGTGTGCGTATCTTTGATAGTGAAGACGTAGGTACTAGACTATTTTCTGTAGGTGAAGGAGATACCAATGTAAGGGTCAGTAACACTCTTTATGCAGGAAATTATTATGATATTAACAACACAGCTTACTACGTTAATCCAGCAGAGAGCACTAGGTTATATCGCTTGTATGTGGGGGGTACTATTGATGACACACCAAATGGGACACAATTTTCAAATGTGCTAGGCGCAGTTACTGTAGGCGGTCAAAGTGGTAGAGCTTGTTATTTTGACGGGGGCGGTGTTGGCGCATCAGTTTGGTGGGGGAACGGCAACACTCCATACGGAGCCATTGATAGTGACCAATCTAACGGCCTTCGTTTTTACTACAATAATTCAAGTGGCAGTTGGTCGGAACAGTTTAGAGTTTCAGATGGTTATGCAATTGCGATTAATCAAATGCGGGCACCTATCTTCTACGATAGTAATAATACAAGTTACTACGTAAACCCTAATAGTGATAGCCGCATCTCACGTCTGCTTGTTGGTGATGGCAGCAACTACATCCGCATAGGTGACGAGGGTGAAGGTGCTAATACTAGTTATTCCCGCATCAGAACAAACTCAAGTGGTGACCTATTTTTAGATGCAAAAGGATCACAAAATATATATTTAGGTTGGTGGAGTAGTGCTGGTTCTAGGGTTTACTCAGAAATGGGCGCACAGTTTCCTGTTTACTATGACCGCAACAACACAGCTTACTACGCAGATCTCGCAGTTACATCTGTATTTAACCAGATCAACGTCACTACGTTAAATTCAACTTCTGATATTCGTTTTAAGTCTGATCTGCAAAAAATAGAAAACGCTGTTGATAAGTTAAAAACGATTAGCGGCTACACCTACATGCTTAAAGATCACGATGATCGCAAAGCTGGCTTAATTGCACAAGAGGTAGAGGATGTACTTCCAGAAGCCGTAAAAGGAGACGAAAGCAAAAAGCTTTTAGATTATCAAGCAACTATCGCTCTGCTTGTTGAGGCTGTCAAAGAGCAGTCTGAAGAAATTGCAATACTAAAATCACGCTTAACAAAATTGGAGAATTAAAATGAGCATGACATACACTTGGGAAATTACTTCCCTTAAAACACAAAACCAAACTAATATTCTTGGTGATACATTAGAAAATGCTGTCGTACAAACCTACTGGAAAAAAACTGGTACAGATGCTGATGGAAATACTGGTAGCTTTTCTGGTGCAACGCCCTTCACGGCAGCAGAGACACCAGCAGACTCGTTTGTAGCTTTTGCGGATCTTAAAGAGGATGCTGTTTTAGAGTGGATTAAAGCTGTAGTTGTTGGTGGATACGAGAAACATGTTAATGAGCAGATACAGAAACAGATCGACGAGAAAACTGTAGCAGAGCCAGACATGCCTTGGGCATAAGATATATTTAGCTAATAGTGAAAGGGCACGAAGATGGCTATTAAAGTAAGCGGCACAACAGTCATAAATGACAGTAGGCAAATAGAAAATATTGACACGTTAAAACTGGCTGGGACGAATATAGATGTAACAAACGCAACAACTTCAATAAATTACATTAATCCAGCACAAAGCACTGTAAACGCGAATGGTGCAACATCTGGAGGGTTATACATTAGATCAGGAGGCATTTGGTACTATCGATTAAATCAAAACGCAAACTGGTCGGGGGCGGCAACATTAGTGTGTAGCGTAAGCGATAGCAGTTCGAATAATGTAGCTTCAACACTAGCGTCAATAGTTGACGGAGACACACTGGTAGTCTGGATCAACTCTTCAAATTATGGGGTTTATGAAGTAAACGATTCAAGCATATTTACTTCATCATTAGCCCATTTTATCGATGTAGACTTTGTTTCTGGCGTTGGAAACTTTGCGGTCGCAAATAATGGCGCTCTTCAGTTAAAAGTGGGATTTACCGCCGCAAGTACCACTTTAACCAAAACCAACCCTACAGCGGCGCGAACAATTACTCTGCCAGACGCAAGCGGCACCGTTGCGCTTACAAGTGATGTTAATCCAGTTGCTGCTGTTGCTGACGGTACAGGTGGGACGCCTACCTTTGACAAAAGTGATGGCTGTTCATCGCTAACTGATCTGGGAACAGGGAACTATCAGTATAATTTATCAAGCAATATGAGTGACGCAAATTATTACGCTTGTGGTGTTTCTTCTTATGGGGGTTCTACTTACGGGCGATGGTTATCTGGTGAATATACTGGTGGAAACATAGACTATGCACGAACAACAGGAGCGTGTGCCGTAGGCTGTTGGCCTGAGAATGCTGCAGATGGTCTCACAGGGCTATTAATAGCAGGGGATCTGGCATGAGTAAGTATACAAAATATCGTGTCGTGTTTGATGACCCTGATTCCCCTGATGAGCCGACTAAAGTTTTGGTTCCAGCGCAACAATGGCTTGATGAAGCTATAGCTGGAAACTTGCCCCCTATCTGGGTTTACTGGCAGCTTCAAGACGATGAAGCCAAAGCAATAAAAGAGGGTCGCCATAGCGAATTTAAACATGATCCTGAGAAACACGCTTTGCAATGGACTGCTCCTCGCATTGGGCCTCTTACGGAAGAGGAAGCTATGGAATATTTGTGTATGAAAGATTTGCCCCGCAAGTGCTGGGCAGAAGAACATAACCGCCCAATGTTTAAGATTGTGCGTACAGAAGAAGTGCCTAGCAATAGACAGTTTAGAAATGCTTGGGAGATGGTGGCGTGACACAAACTTTTATTAAAATAGGCGCTACAGAATATAACGCCGCAGACTACGGACTCCCAGCGGAGCGCACGTTTCGTGATGGGTGGGAAGCTAATGCAGACACAGGGGTAATTTCTGTAAACATGGCAAAGGCTAAAGACATCTGGCGTGATAAAATACGCAGAGCTAGAGTTGAACCGTTGGCTGCTTTGGACACTGCGTTTATGAAAGCGCAAGAAACAAGCGCAAGCACAACTCAGATTGTAGCTGACAAGAAAGCGTTGCGGGATGCTCCTGCTTTAGCAAGCATTGATGCCGCCTCAACCCCTGATGAACTAACAGCTATTCAGCCAATTCCTAATGTAGTTATAGAGTAATATGCTAGGCTTTTCTGCCATATCAGAAGCGCCTATATCTCAGGCTACTGTTAGTTCTGCAGCATTAGGTTATTTATCTACTACTTTAGCAACAATAACTGCTAGTAATCTTTTATTTGAAGGTATTGCAAATGTAACAGCAGACTCTACTGCAGCCACACTTTCTTTAAATATTGATTTTGATGCTAAAGCTACTTCTAGTTTAACAGGTACTGAGTCTACTACAACAGTAAATGATTTTACTTCTGTTTTAGGTAAGGCTAACTTTACATTAAACCCAGCTACTGCTGCTTTTACTTCAGGTCAACTTGTAGGTACTGGACTAGCTAATTTTATAATACCTAGTACTGCTTCTATATTCAGCGTAAACGATTTTGCAGATGTGAGTGCAGAAGCTAACCGTACATTAACTTCAACGTCTGCTGCTTTTACTTCAGGTCAACTAATTAGCTTTGGATTAGCTAACTTTACAGTACCTAGTATTACAGCTACATTTTCTTTAGATATTGACTTTGATGCTCAAGCTAATTTAAGTATAACAAGTGCGCTAGTTACTACAGCAGTAAATGATTTTGCTGACGTAAAGGCTGAAGCTAATAATACTTTAAGTAACGTTACTTCTAATATATCTGCTGAAGACATCATAGTTAAAGGTGCAGCAAATATAATTTCAAATGGTGTAAGTGCTACATCCGTAACAGATACACTTAGTTTTGATGCTAAAGCTAATTTAACTGTAGCTTCTATACCCAACAATATTACTATAAATAATTTTGCTGATGTAAAAGCTAAGGCAAATATAACAATACCATCTGCAACATTTACGGGTTTAGTTACTGCTTTTGAAGAAGTAAAGGGTGAAGCCACTACAACATTAGAGGCAACTTTACTATCTTCCTTTACTAACATAGGTACACCTACTGCAGTAATATTTGATTATGGTCCATATGCAGAACAGTATTCTAAATCTCGTGTACTGTATATACTTAGACAAAAACCTCATGGTACGGAATTACGCTCTGCTAATTCTCCTAGTTTAACTACCAGTAATGTAGTACATGTGCAAGTAGAAGAACGTTCTGTTTACATAGGACGTAGCTCAACTAACAATACTGTTTACATAGCAGCTTAAAGGATGAACAATGTCATACAAATGGCCTGATAAAGATAAAGACGAATTACTTGACTACAATATTGATTGGTCACGTTTTTTAGGTACAGATACTATTTCTGGTGTTGATTGGTTTATAGATGACGCAAGTAATGTTAAAACAGAAGTAAGCCCTACACAAGTTGTAGACGGACTACAGTTTGTACAAGCTACAAATACATTAACTATAGCTACTATTAGACTAAGCTTAGGTACTAATAATAAAAGATATAAGATTACGTGTAAGATAACTACTGTAGGTGCACTAGTATATGAACGTTCTGTGTTTTTGCGGGTGAAGGAGAAGTAATATGGCATACGATTATCTTGGGATAGTTAATGATATAAATCGTAGGCTTAATGAAGTCGAATTAACTTCTGCTAACTTTTCTGCTACTACAGGTTTTTATAGTTTTGCTAAAGACGCAGTAAACTCTTCTATTCGTCATATACAACAAGAAGAATATGAGTGGCCTTGGAATCATGTAGAAGAAACGGAAGTATTGCTTGCAGGTGAAACACGCTATAGCTATCCTTATGACGCAAAAACAATTAACTTAAATAGTTTTAGAATTAAACGTGACGATACACTAGCAACAAATACTATTAAACTTAAAGTACTTAGTTACGAAGAGTACCTTGACAAGTACGTAGATACTGAGTATAACTCTAGTAGTACAGGAACACCACGTTATATAGTACGTGCACCTAGTAGAGAACTTTTAGTAGTACCTACTCCTGACAAAGAGTATGAGTTAGTCTATGAATATTATACAACAGGATTTGATCTTGATTTACATTCTGATGTACCTAATCTTCCTGAACAATATCGTTATGTTATAGTAGATGGTGCAATGTACTACGTATATCAATTTAGAAGCGATATGCAAGCGGCACAATTAGCTATGCAAAAATTTACACAAGGTATTAAGCACTTACGTAGTATAAATATAAATCGTACAGAGTATGTACGTGATTTGAGAGTACACTTTTAATGGCAACGCAATGGCAAACATTCCCTATTGAGTTTAGAGGTGGTCTTATCTCTAATCTTACTGCACTACAGCAGGGTACTAATGCTATAGGATCTGCTACATTATTACAAAACTTTGAGGTAAATAAAGAAGGTGGCTACTCTAAACTACGTGGGTATTCAAAGTATAGTACCCAACAAGTTACAGGCAGTGGACCTATACTTTCACTAAAAGTTATTAGTTCAGGTCGTATTGTAACTGCACGTAAAAATAGTAGCAATAAAACTCAATACTACTATGGTACTGGTACTACATGGACTAGTCTAGGTGAAAGCGCACTTACCAATGGTGGTAAAACCAAAAGTATTTTGTATAATTTAGATGGTGATGATAGAGTTGTATTTGTAGACAGTAAAAATTTTCCTGCTATATACAATACATCAGGAAATTCTTTTGACTTTTTTAAAAATGATAGTAGCGGAGATCCTTACGACATTGGGACAAATGATCCACAAGGTGCTTCAGACGTAGCTATCTTTAAAAACACTGCCTTTTATGCCAAAGGAAATAATTTATATTTTACTGCTCCTTTTACTACACATGATTTTAATGTAGCTAATGGTGCGGGAAGTATAAATGTAGCAAACGATATTACAGGGTTAGCAGTTTTTCGTGAACAACTTATTATATTTACTACTGATACAATTAAAAGACTTACTGGAAGTAGTTCCGCAGACTTTCAGGTAGCTCCTATTACAGACCGTATTGGTTGTATTAACGGTGATACTATTCAGGAAGTTGGCGGTGATATTATGTATCTTGCCCCTGATGGTATAAGACTATTAAGTGCGACAGATCGTATTGGTGACTTTGGTTTGGATATTGCATCTGATTCTATAGTAAAAGACGCAACTAAATTTCTAGCTCAGTCTCCTAATTATTGTTCTATTGTACTAAAAGAAAAAGCTCAATATAGAATATTTTCATATATTGAATCTGAGCAACCAGAAGCTGCTAAAGGTTTAATAGCAACTAAATTTATATCTCAAGGTGCAGGTGGATTAGCGTGGTCTACTACTAAAGGTATAAAAGCATTTATTGCAGATAGCAGATATACATCTACATTAGAAACATTAGCGTTTGCTAATAGTGATGGTTATATTTATATTATGGAAACAGGTTCTAACTTTAATGGTGCATCTATAGAGGCTATCTACGAGTCGCCCTTTATGCCTATATCAGATCCACAAGTACGTAAAACATTTTATAAAATGACTTTATACGCAGAGCCTACTGCAAACATGGCTATAGATTTAAATATTAAATACGATTTTGCATCATCTACAGATACAAAAGTAGTTCAGCCTTCTACGCAACAAATATCTAGTACTGGTAGCGAGGTGTTTTTCTTTGGTGCATCCTCTTCTGTATTTAATTCTGCTAAATTTGGCGGTGAGTTAGACAAAGTTTACAATACTAATATTATTGGTTCTGGTAAGACTGTGGCAATAAGACTAGAAGATTTTTCTACTAATCCTACTTTTACATTAGACACTGCGCTATTAGAATACAGCCAAGAAGATAGACAATAAGGAAACAACATGGCAGGTTATACAAGACAAGACACCGCAAACAATATTGCTAATGGTAATGTTATTGACGCTGATGATTTTGACGCAGAATACAATGCGATTGAATCTGGGTTCAATGCTTCTACTGGACATAAACATGATGGTACTGCAGGTGAAGGTGCCCCTATCACAAAAGTAGGGCCAAGCCAAGATCTTATTGTTTCATCTGGTACTGTTTTACCTAAGACTACAAACACGCTAGACTTAGGTTCTAATAGTGCAAAATTTAAAGATAGTTTTTTTGATGGCACTGTAGTAACAGATGCACTTACTGTGACAGCTAACTCTACACTGTCGGGTAACGCTACAGTAGGTGGCACACTAGGTGTGACAGGGGCAGCAACCCTGTCTAGTACGGCGGCTATTACAGGAAACACTACAGTAGGTGGTACATTAGGGGTTACGGGTGCATCCACATTAGCCAGTGCTGCAGTTACAAATAATGCTACAGTAGGTGGTACTTTAGGTGTAACTGGTCAGATTACAGGTGACATTACAGGTGATGTAACAGGTAATGCAGATACTGCAACTGCATTGGCTACTGCAAGAAGTATTACTATTGATGGGGATGTAGATGCTAGTGCTACTAACTTTGATGGTACAGGTAACATTATCCTTACAACAACTTTGGATACAGTAAACTCTAATGTAGGCTCGTTTGGTAGCTCTACTGCTATTCCTGTTGTTACTGTAAATGGTAAGGGTTTAGTTACGGGTGTAAGCACTGCTTCTATTACTACTGCATTAACTGTAGGTGCTGATAGCGGTGATGACGATAGTGTGGCTCTAGCCACAGACACTTTAAACTTTGTTGGTACAGCTAATGAAGTTGAGACTGCAGTAAGTAATAACCAGATTCAAATTGGCTTACCTAGTGCAGTTACAGTAGGTAGCCTTACTACATCAGGTAATGTTATTGTTGGGGGAAACTTAACTGTATCAGGCACCACTACTACAGTAAACACTGAGACTATTAACTTAGCTGATAATCAGATCTTATTAAACTCCAATGAGACAGGTACTCCATCACAAAACGGCGGTATTGAGATTGAACGCGGTACTGAAACAAACAAAACCCTTGTATGGAATGAGACAGATGATAAGTGGACTGTAGGCAGTGAGACATTTGTAGCAGGTACATTTGAAGGGAATCTTACAGGGGCTGTTACTGGTAATGCTTCTACCGCTACATCAGCAGGGGCGCTAACAGGTAACATAACTACTTCTGGAGATATTAACTTAGATATTGGCGGCACTGTCTTTATTGACTCTAGTGACGGAGTTATATCGTTTGCTGATGACAGCCAAGCTAACGCAAAGATTGATTTTGCTACATCTAACACTCTTAAATTTTATGCGGGTGTTATTAACGAAGAGATGCGTATTACTGGAAATGGCGTAAATGTTATAAATGGTTTGCGTGTTGGAGATACTACAGCACCTACGGATAATGATATTTATGCTACAGGTGATATTGTAGCAGCTCAATCTATGGTTGCGGGTGGTTTTATTACGGCAGGTACTAATGTCACGGCAGGTAGTAATCTAATTTCAGACGGGGAAGTTGTACTTACAGGGGGCGCTCAAGATTGGACTTTTGAAGTAGACGGTAGCAATCGTTTAGTGATCCAGTACAACGGAACCTCACTAGCTAGGATAGATACTAGCGGGAATTTAGTTGTTAAGGGTGACGTAACTGCGTTTGGTACATTATAATGACTATCACCTCATTAGATAACTTTGGTCATGCTTCTGGCTCAATATCTATGAGTGAGTTGCGTGACTACTATGGTCAGTCTGGTGCTGTATCCCTTAACGCAGATCTTAATGGAGGTTCTAATCCTGTACCTAGTAGTTTACCTGCTTCTGGTGCCACTACTTCTTTCTCTAATTATCGTAGTAAAAATAGAATACTTAAAAAGAAAGGTACTACAGAAACAAAATCTAGTGGTACTTTTTGGTCGCCAGCACAATCAGGTTGTGTGCAATATAATGTATATGTTTTAGGTGGTGGTGGTTCTGGCGGTGGTCACTCTACTGATTCAGGTCGTGAAAAGGTTGCGTCAGGCGGGGCTGCGGGGGGCACAGCTTTTCGCAGATATTCTGTACCAGATGATATTACATCCGTTACTTCAAGTTTCACACAGGTACAAATAGTTTTAACCAGCGGTTCAACCGCCGCAAAAGTTAGATTTTTAGTAGCACCTAGTGATATTATTACGGGTGACATAGTTGCTATTACTAACCTAACATCTCAACCATCTGCGTTTACATCTCTGGGCGTTGATGTTACGACTCTTAACAACACAAGTCAAACTGTTACAGACGCTGATTCAGTTAATAATTTTGTAGAGGTTGATCTCACATTGGGTAGCGGGGCAGGCGGCTCTATAGCTCTAACAGGTAGCGCCTCTGGCTCGCTTACAATTAATGGTGCAAGCATTAGTATTGGCGCAGGGGGTGGGGGAGTTGTTTACAGCGGTGGTAGTGGAACAGTTTTATCAGGAAGAAACGGTGGACCTACCTCGTTTAACCCCACAGGTTCTGGCGCAACTATCTCTGCTACAGGTGGCTCAAGAGGTTTTGGTGGTAGGCAGGGTGCTATAGATGCTACTATAACCGCGTCTTTACCTGTAGGTGAAAGCTCTAGTTCAACAACTATTGGTGCTTGGGGTACTTGTCCTGCATCATTGGGTGGCTCTGGATCTGGGGGAGAATCAAACTATACTGGTGGGAATGGTCCTGGTTTATCTTTAGGTAGTGACCATTCTGGGGCTACAGGTGGTGGTAGTCCAGATTTAGGCTCTGGTGGTGTAAATGGTTCTACCGCAAGCGGGTCAGGATATGCCGCTGGTAATCGAACAGCCGCTCCCACAAAGCCTTCTGAATGGGGCAGCGATGTATCAAATACATTCCAAGGTGGTTTTGCTGTACAGCACTCTAGTGGTTCTGCTGGTGGCGCTGGGAATGGTTATTTAGGGGCGGGGGGCGGTGGTTCTGCCTCAGAAAATGGTTCAGGTACTACTGGTGCAGGGTCTAGCGGCGCTGTATTCGTAACTTATTATGAGTTAAATACATAATGGATACTTTAACACCAGAAAAACTAGAAGCTATGTTAGATAGGGCTGCTAAAAAGGGTGCTAAACAGGCTCTGTGTGACTTAGGGTTATCTGATACGGACGCAGCTAGTGATATTAAAGAGTTGCGTAGTTTGTTAGACTCATGGCGTGATACTAAAAGAAGTGTGTGGAAGACACTAGTACAACTAGGAACTGTAGCAGTACTTACATTTATAACTACTGCATTATGGATGCAAGTGGGAAGATAAATGATTGAAGTACTAGCACTTGCTGGCGCAGTAACTAAGATAGCAGGTGCTGTTAGTTCTGCAGTTAAAGCTGGTGGGGATGTAGCTGATCTACTACCTCACTTTGGTAAACTAGCTAAACTTGACTCTGAAATACAACTGGCTGAAAAGGGTAGACATAAAGGCCCATTAGGTAGACTATCATCATCTGAAGAAGAAGGCTTTGCTATAGCGCAAGCTAAGATGAAACATAAAGAATGTATGGATGAATTACGTTCAGCGTGTCAGTTATATGGACCACCAGGAATGTGGGATCTAGTTGTCAAGGAGCAAGCTGCTGCTAGGCAACGTCATAAAGAAGCTTTAGAGCAACAGGCTGCAGCTAGAGATAAATTATTTTGGGGTTTATCATTGACAGCAGGTGTACTAATATTTATAATAGGCTTAGGCGCTTTGACATGGGGATTAAACGAAGTAGTAAATGGATAATAAGGAAGTAACACAATGATGCAGTTTAAAGGATTTAAACCAGATGCGATGAATCGTATTGCAGGTTCTCTTGGCTACACAGGAGATATGAATAACTTTGACCAATACTTACAGGGTAATCCTAGTGCCATGCAAAAAATGGACTCGTACCGACAGGCAGCTATGGCTATGGCTAAAGGTGGTATGGTTAAAAAGTATAACGAAGGGGGGGATGCCGCTGGTGATGATGATGAAGCGGGTACAAACCCACCCACAGAAGGCAAAGGTAAGTCTGCTGCAGAGGTTACTATTGAAAGATTACAAGATCCTACAGGCTCAATGCCAACGAGTACAGTTGTAGACCCTGTAAAAGTAGATACAGATACGAATCAAGTTGTAGGTACAGGTACAGGTCAAATAGGGGAAGCAGAAACTGGAACAGTGTCTACTGTAGATACCGTAGATAAGGTAGGCACTGTAGATCCTAGAGATGCCGCTACTGTAACTGCTGTAAAAACTGAAGGTGAAGTTGATGAGGCCGCAAAGGTTGACGTAGTTAAAGGTGAAGTATCAGAGGATGCTAAAGTAACTGCTGAACAACAAACAGAAAGTTCCGTATCTGAATTAGAAGCTGAACAGGGTGAAGCTATTCTTATGGAGAACCCTGTACAACGTGAGATACAAGACGGTGAGCTTATATCTGGTGCAGCTAATGCACAAAAAGCTGCTAAGTTTACAGAAGAAGTACAGGCTGCAACAGCTACACCTTCTGAGAAAGCTACTGTACAAGGACAGCTAGGTGAGTTAACTAAAGACTTTGATGCCAACAATCCCCCTGCATGGGCGGCGGGTGCACTACGTGGTGTTATGTCTAAGATGGCTTCTCGTGGTATATCTGCATCTAGTATGGCAGGTCAGGCTATGGTGCAAGCTGCGATGGAAAGTGCGCTGCCTATTGCACAGGCTGATGCATCTACCTTCGCACAATTTGAAGCTCAGAACTTGTCTAACCGTCAGCAACGTGCTATGTTAGCAGCGCAGCAAAGGGCGACATTCATAGGGCAAGAGTTCGATCAAGCTTTTCAGTCGCGTGTTATGAATGCAAGTAAAGTATCTGACGTAGCTAACATGAACTTTACTGCAGAGCAAACTATTGCACTAGAAAATAGTCGTATTGCTAACACTATGAACTTAGCTAATTTAAATAACAAGCAAGCTGTGGTAATGGCAGAAGCTGCTGCATTATCTAACTTAGATATGGCTAATCTTAGCAACCGTCAGCAAGCTGCAGTTCAGAACGCACAGAACTTTATGACAATGGATATGACTAACTTGTCTAATCAACAGGCTGCTAATATGTTCCAAGCACAGTCTAGGGTACAGAGTATGTTTACTGATGCTGCCGCTGAGAACGCTGCTAATGCTTTTAACGCTACATCAGAAAATCAAACTAACCAGTTCTATGATAACTTAAGTACACAGGTCAATCAATTTAATTCTTCTCAAGCTAATGCTATTGCACAGTACAATTCAGGTCAGAAGAATGCTATGTCTCAGTTTAACGCTAATGTACAGAACCAACGTGAGCAATTTAATGCCAACAACAGATTGGTAGTAGATCAATTTAATGCTAACTGGCGTAGGCAGATTGCTACTGTAGACAATGCTACTGTAAACAGGGTCAATGAATTAAATGCAAAGAATGCTTTAGACATATCTAACACTGCCTATAATAATATGTTTAGTTTTTATAACGATACAATGAAGTGGGCGTTTGACGCTTCTGAAAGTGAAAAAGATAGAGTAGCCAATATGACTATGGAAGAGATGCGTCAAAAAGGATACAAGGATCGTGCTGATGACTCCGCTAATGCTGGTTGGTGGTCTGCCGCAGGAAATCTTGTAGGAAGTATTATAACTGCAGATGCAGATTCTATTGTCGGTGGGTGGTTTTAATTAAGGAGAAACTGTATGAACAATCATAGAACAGCGTATTTAAATGTACTACGAAAGGCACAGGCTAAGAAAGTAGCTACGGGAACTACATCAGATAAGGGTGGTCTGCTACGTAGAACAATGAAGCCAGAAGAAACTGAGGCTACTAAAGAACCTAGTGAAATGGTTGTTGAGTATGTACGTGAAATTAACATGGCAAGAAAGGCTCTAGCAGATGGATAAAGGTCCAAGCTTTGATGCACCTGTAGGTGGACAGGGAATGGTAGCTGAGATGGGCAGTATGCCTTGGCAGCAACCAGCTAAGTATGATACAATAGATGAAGCGTTAGAGTTTTACTCATCTCGTTTACTTGAACCTAAGTTCCAAGAGGAACTGCTTGATGTTATGGAGTTAGGTACGCCTCTTGCTGCTCTGTCTAATTCAATTCAACTAGGCGGTGTAATGCAGGGGCTGCACACATTAGATGTTGGTATACTTATCCAACCCGTCATACTAGAAATGCTTGCTTTTGTAGGTGATAAGAATGGTGTTAAATACGACATGGGATTGCGTGATCCCGACATTGATCCTGATAAGTTTCCAGATTCCAAGATTGCTCTGGCAGTAAAACGTGCTAGAAAAAACATGAAGGAAGATGATGAGGTAGAGCAGGGTGAAGAAGAAAACGTAGAGGCTGTTGCTGAAGATGTAGTAGACAGCGTAAAAGGTTTAATGGCTAGGAGATAACAATGGCGTTTAATGCAGGTGCATTCATAGGTGGCTTTTCACAGGCCGTATCAGCACGCATACAAGAGAGCAATAAAGAAGCTGCACGTATACGTGAAGAAGAGCGCCTTGAGCAGCGCATGATAGATAAAGAGGCACGTGCTTCAGCAAGGGCAGATGAAGCAGCTAGGCGTACACAGGAACGTGAGTTAGAGTTACTAACAGGACAGTTAGCTTTATATTACAGCCCAGAACAGACCACTAACATACTTAAATCAGGTAAGGCAGGTGCGACGTTTGCTTTAAATAAAGCTGAAGCATACAGTGCTCAAGACTTAGACCCTAGAACCATGTATGAAGTTCGAGACTATGAGCTAGAACGTTCAAAAGTTTCCCCTGTTGCTACATCTCTACGTACTGAGGCTACGGCTGGACCAGCAGTTAGTCAAGGAAAAGCTATTCCTTTTGCAGAAAAGTTTAAACCTTTACCTAAGACCCTTACGACTAAGGCTAAAACATTTGAAGCAAGACTTGTTGAGCTAGACTTTGCTATGTCACAAGCTAAGGATGCAGATGAAAAGGAAGCTCTTGAAAGTATGTATACTAATACACACGAAAAATACCTAGAGTTTAAAAAGAAAAACGATTTAGGCGGTGATTATTTTAGTAAGCAATCGTTAGATAGTATTGTTAATAATGCTGTTAAGAGTAAGTTTAGAGGCAAAGAGTTTGTAGAACTAACTCCTGAAGGTTTAATTAAATCTTTTCAGACTGGTAATGAAGGGGATGTTGCAGCGTTATACCTAGATTCTTATCTAGCATTAGATGCTCGCAGGCGAGCAGAGCCTTGGAAGGATGATGCAGGCGCTAAAACTGCTATCAATGAGGTGCTTAAAGAATATACTAAATACAAAGCAACTTTAGTTAATAGAGTACAGACTAATTACAACACAGCAGTTGCAGAATTAAATGCAGGTAGTGCAGAAGATCAAGTTTTAGCTACTCAATTAATGGTTAATGGTAATAATGAATTTAAACCTTCTACCAAATCTGATGGTACACCTCGTAGTGTCAAAGATGTACTTGAAGAAAAACAAAGCTTCGATGCTAATACTGTCATACAGTACGTTCATAATGGACTAGTGTATAGCGCAGTAAAAACTACTTTTGGTAATTTACTGTGGGGTCATTCAGGTTAATGGAAGACATGTTTGCACCTAAGCTACCATCCTTTGATGGTGCAGAGGAACAAAGGGATGATGATCTTTTTGAGCCAAGTCCTGTTGTGGAATCTACTATTGTAGAGGATAGTTTTGCACCTGTGATATCTACAGTTGACGAGGAGGAAACGGAAGACGGTGAGGCTACCATACAGGCTCCCTTGTATAAGGCTCCTGATAAAAGTATATATGAAAAAGCGCAACAGCAACAGGAAGTAACAGAAGAGCCAGAGGGATTAGACCCTCGTGTTGACGCTTTGATGAATAAAGACTTTGACTTTGCGGAAGAAAACATAGATAATATTTACGCTACAGCCGTTGCTAACTGGGAGCGTGAGCGTGTATTAAAAGATGATAGATACTACAAAGTAGAAGTAGAAGACATTACTAATATACAATTAGGGGATGACGTAAGAAAACCTACACGTGAAGAAGTTTTACGTGACTACATGATAGAGCGTGAAGATCGTGCATACATGGTAGATGAAATGATAAAGAGTGATAATCCTATACGTAGTGAGTTAGCTACTACTCTAGTGGATCAAGGTTATTCACCCTTAACTATTACATATATAATCGAAGGCGCTGAGTGGTCACCTTTTTTAGGCGCTGCTATGGGTATTGCTGACATCCCTGAGAATGTAGCTAATGCAAGACAGGCTTATGAAGATGGTGAGTACGGGGTTATGGCTGTTAACCTTGGTATTAGTGCAGCAGAACTTGCATTTACTATCACAGGAACAAAACAACTAGCAGCACCCATACTGAAAGGTCTTAAGAACAAAACTAAAGGCGCTCGTACTATGGCAGAGATAGAGAAAAACTCTGCTTCTGTTACGGCTGCTAAACAAGCAGAAGCTAAAAAGGTAGCTGACGAAAACTCTGACATTGCAGATCAGCTTATTGACGAATACGAAGCTAGTATATCTGAGGCTACAGGTAAGGCTGTTGTAGTTTCAAAGACAGTTAACGGTAAAAAGACACTAGACTTTAATGCAGCTAAAGCACATGGCCTTGAGGTTGCAGAAGATGTAAAGGCTATGCAGGACATTCGTGCTGCTGACTTTGTGTCTGATAGAGTTACCGCTGAACGTAAGTATAAGGTAACAGAAGAAAAAGCACTAACTGGTTTAACAGATGAAGCTGATGAACTAGTCAACCCATTACTTAAACCAGAAAAGTTTAATGCTATTGTGGCAGTAGCGTCTGAGTTTAAAAAGAAAAACCCTAAAGCATTCCGTAAAAATGAGACAATTATTGAAGGTCTGTTTAGACTTACTACAGATGTAGACAGTGGCTTTGCAGACAGTCAAGAGTTGGCTGATGTTCTGTCTAAGTACGGCCTGTCGTTTGATGATTACGTGCACATGGTTGTTTCTGGTGGATCAGAAGCTGGTAAAATACTTAATAAGTTATCACAGATACGTAAGGCTGCATCACTAGATGATTTAACTAGGGCTAAAGAAAAAGTACAGGCTGACAAACAAAACAGGTTTGTAAAAGGTTGGCGTCGAATTGAAAACATTCGTCGTGGTGGCATGGTATCTATGGTTAAGACTGCGTTTCGTAACGCTGGATCTGCGGCTATACGTACTCCACTAGAAACACTTGAAAATGTTTTTGATAACATCTTAATTAATATGTCTGATCAGTTTCAAAAAAGAGGTGATATAGGTTTACTAAAGGCTGGCGCTAAAGCATTGGGTGCAGGTGGTAGAACACTAGCAAGCTGGGATAGTTATGCTGGTAGCACTCGAATGCTGCAGAGAATGTATTTAAATCCTGTGCTGTCTAAAGAAGTTACAGACTTTGTACTTAAACGCCCTGAGTTTATGAAGCAGCACACTAATATGTTTGATCTAGTTAATGAGTATCAGACTGCTACAGGTAGGGGTCAGGGTGGCTTTATCGATAAGGGCTTATCTAAAGTAGAAGATGCAGTAACACTACTCAATACACCAAACAGAATACAAGAATTTACAATACGTAGGGCTGCGTTTATTGGTGAGCTAGAGCGTCTAGTAAAACGCGACTATGGTAAAGATCTCATGGAGCTTCTTAAAGAAGGTAAGATAGATGATCTTATTGCTAACAGTAGTAAGGTTAGACCTAAAGGTGCACCTGCCTTTGAAGAATTAATTGAAGACAGTACAAGAAGGGCGTTAGACATTACGTATGCAAGCCCACCTGAGATACCTGTGTTTAATAACATAAGTAACTTCTTAACTCGTAATGGTCTTACTGCAGTTACCACTCCCTTCCCACGATTTATGTTTAAATCATTAGAACTTATGGGTCAGTATGGTGGTGGTGCACTTAACCCTATGATTAAACGTGCGTTTAATATTGATGGTAAAAAGTTTGGCGATAAGTTTGATCGTAAAGACAGGCAGAATATAGCACGTAACTTAACTGGTGGTTTAGGTATATTGGCGGCGGTACAGTACAGAAATTCTGATGACGCTCCCTCAGACTACAAAGAAATACAAACAGAAGAGGGTACAGTCTGGGATGCTACTTCCTTTTTCCCTATGCGTCAAGCACTGTGGATAGCTGAAGGTGCGCGTAGATTAAGTGAAGGTACATTTGGTTCTTGGTTCGACGTAAAAGATGTACAAGAAACTTTCTTAGGTACTGCTGCAAGAACAGGCGTTGCAAACATTTACGTCGAAGAAATACGTAACATCATTGCGAGTGAAAAAGACTTAGTGTCTAGTGAGTCTGCTAAGAAGCTTGTATCAAGGGGCGTTGCAGATTACTTACGTACATGGGCTATACCTCTTACACAGATACCTGAGTTACAGAGAGCTACAGGGTATAGACCTGCATGGTATGCAGATCAGGCTGACGATAGAGCCACGCTTACAGAAAGTTATCTTGATGCTTCTTTGGAGGAAACCTCTAGGTCATTTAGACAGGCTGGATTGACCAATGTATTTACTCCATCGAAAGAATTTGAAAGAGAAGAGCGTGTAGATATATTTCAACCTGACAAAGAACGTAAGTCTATGGGTTTGGGTCTTGTCGCAGGTATTACACAATACTCAATGGACAACCCATCAGGTGAGTACCTTAAGGACAAAGGTTTCAATGACTGGGAAATGGGTAGCAAATCTAAGATACCATCTCGTAAGCGTATTGAGAATGCATACATGCAAGAAGCAGTTCCTGCTCTTGTAGACATTTCAAAATCATATGAGACAGCATTACGTAAGGAATACTTAAACAGTACAGATCCTGATATGAGGGCTGTAAGAAAGTCTGAAAGTATAGATAAGTTTGTAAACAAACGTATTGTTCCTTACCTCAAGGCGCAGAAGAATAAGTTTTTAGATTTAGCTAAGGAAGTTAGCGGAGCTAGAACTGACCCACTGCTACTAGCACACGAGAAGTTTCGTAAGCTTGACAAGGATACACGTAAGCTTGCTATGAGTGAGTGGATGCGCCAGAATGGTGAGCCACCTGAAATGTCAGACGCAAGTGAAGTGGAGGCTCTAATAGAGCTAGGAAGAATCTACAAGGGCGTACTTAGTAAATAAAAGAGGGGGCGATTAAGCCCCCTTTAGTTTATCGTGTGTCACCACTGCCGCCTAGAGTTCCAGATTGTTTTCGTTGCCCTAGTTTCTTTTCGTTCTGTCCTGCTATCATACCTAATGACAAGTTCAGATCAGTAGCTAGTGCAGCACAGTACCAGAGTACATCACCAATCTCACTGGCTATGTCCTCTCGCCATGTGTCAGGCCGCTTATCAGGCCCATCACGTATAAGCTTCTTTACTTTGTTAGCTACTTCACCTGCCTCACCAGCTAACCCTAACGCAGGGTAGAGGATACGATGTTCCTCTGGGTAGATGGCAGTTGAACTTGCGTTGCGCTGATACGAATTAAAGTCAGACATGCTGTACTTCTCCTGTAGAAATTTCTTTGCTTCTTCTTTTAGATTCATATTCCTTCTGCCGTTTCAATGTTTCAAAATAGGATTTGCTAAACCCTCTCTCCCATTCCCTGTGCTGCATTGTGTCCTTGTGAAATGGGTTAGTGACACGCCCTGCTCTGAAGTCTTGTGACCCCTGATTGTATTGGACACGCAATGGTGCATCGTGCTTACCTAAACCACGTTGCTTTCTCATGTTTTTATTGTTGCCCATCATACTCTCCTTACGCTGCTTCTTTTAATACATCTATAGGCTTAAGATCACCTATCTTCATTTCGTAGTTATCTCTACGGTATTCGATTTCTCTAGTACCTGCGTAAAACTTTTCGCCCTTACGCTTTAGTACACCATCCTTTACGAACCCGTCACGTTCATATGTACCACATACCCACACCTTAGACAAGTCTTTCTTTACGTTTGTAAACACAAAGTAATCGCAGCCTTGTTTCTCAGAGTACTTAAAGATCGTAGCTGCATACTCAGGTTTAGGTTTGTAGTTGGTACTCTTAGCCTTTACATCTATCTTCTTACCATTTAGAAGGATATCATAATCATATGTGTTGTGGATCTCCCCACCCAACAGAGAATGCACTGCCAGTTCCCCCAGAAAGCCAGAAAGATTGCGCCCACCGTTCATCATTGAACCTTTGAGTTGGCCCATCTCTCTGGCTTTTTTTGTTGCTTCAATAATCATTTCTTCTGTAACTGGTACTTCAATAATCATTTTAAATACTCCTTGAGTTCAGTGTACCCACCAATATGTTTTCCATTACTGTCAAATATCTGAGGTACAGTTTTTATGTTTGCTTGTTTAAAAAGATGCAACAACCACTTGCTGCTTGGGGATTGTACATTGTACTCTACGTAACCAATGCGATCTACATTTAACAACTCCTTAGCCTTGTCACAGAAGATGCATTCGTTACGTGAAATTACAGTATACATTATTTTTTAGTATCCTTTTTTATTTCTTCTTTCTTTTCTTCATTGGGTAGAAGAAGGGGTGCTAAGGAACTTTGACGCTGCTGTAAGCAATGTGTCAAGAACTCTAGCCTAGCTAGTTCATTAGCTACCTGTTGTACCTCTTGAAAAATTTTACCTTGATCTTCATCAAAGTCATCAGTGTAAACATCTACACCATCTATATTTAATTTAGCCATAGTATATCTCCTTTTATGTTATGTCTACTATTTCACATGCATCACCAGTACAAGCCATAGTTTGCATTGCAGCGGTGTTATCGTCTTTCTCGTACTCAGACAGCCCAGCCCAATCAATCTTCTTAGGCATAGACTTTAGTAGCACATTATATGTGTCCTTGTCTACGTCTTGATAGGGTGCCTGTTGATATGTGTGATCTGAGTGTGGCAAGAAAGACACACCTGACATTTCGTCAAAGTGTTTATATACAAACGCACCCACTTCCATCCATTCATCGTCACGAACTGAGATCGTCACACTTGGCTTATGTTCGCACCAATGTCGTTGGTACAACAGCCAAGTTTGTAACTGCTCAATAGCTGTCATATCGTTACGAGTGATTGACTTGCTAGGTGACTTGACAGGGAAACTAAACACAGTAGTCGTGTCTCCCTTCATAACGCATGGCTCATTAGGGATGCCTTGATCTTTCATAAACTGTGTCAATGGATCTTTGTTATCACCACGAACAGTACGGATATAATAGGCACTATGGCGAGCATGAATCCCAGAGGCTGAATCCACCAGTTGCGATACTGTTCCTGATGGTTTAACGCACGTGATTGCAGTGCTATGAGGTATATCAAGAGTGTCAGCAAGTTCAGCGTTAGTATTGACAGCAACTCCACGAAGATGTGCAAGGGTCTTCTCCAATCCTTGGTTTTCTGATGTAGTAAGAGGGTTATCCATGATACCTGTCAAGGATACTCCAAGCAAACGCTCTTCCTCTGTGTTGTTCTTCCAGACCTTACGTAGATAAGGGAAGTTAGTTAAAGAAGATTGTATTGTACCTAATGCAGTTGCGATCCTTACCTTTCGTTCCAAGTCTGCCATTGTATCTGTTGCCCTGATAACAACTTCAGTAAGGTTGCAAAACTGATACGGACGTAGTATGATTTCTGAACAGGGATTAGTTCCAAACTCGTAGTCAGGGTTACGTCTGCCATACTTCTTCGCTTGATCCTTACTAGCTTGTCTGTTAAATACACCACGCTCTCCTGATTTACTTTCTACCAGTGCTGTCCACTCACGCATAAACGTTTCCATGTCAGGCTTCTCTGTATAACTAACTGAGTTATTAGCCAACGCTCTCCAAGCTGCAGTCTCCCACCACTGTCCTGACTTAGCATGACGCATACGATCATCAGACAAGTTAGACAAACTAATCATAGCTGACCTACGCACACCACCAACAACAACGATCTGACCAATGAAACACATAAGATCATGGCACTCGATACTTGTAAGCTTACGTCCTTGTGCATTCTTAAATGTTGTGATAGCGAAGTTAAACAGATCAATCAAGGGTGCTGGGCCACTAGCCCTACCGCCAAACACCTTTAGTCTAGCACCTGCAGGACGAACACGAGAGACATCCCACTTAGGGATCTCACCAGCCCAGAGGAGAGCAAGAACTTGACGGAACGCTTTAGCCCAACCTTCCTTACTGTCTTTGACAACGACAGTTGTATCACTGTAGAACAACTCAGGGATCTCAGGGAGTTTAGTAACATATTGACGCTCGACACTGAACCCAACACCAGTACCACAGAGCAAGATATACATAGCCTCATCGAAGGACTTAGGGTCATCTACGGGTAGGTAGCTACAGTTATACCCAGCGGTGTTATCTCTGTCGAGGGCTGGGCCTGCAGTCATCATAGCTCGCATGGAAGGTGCAACCTCTAAGCCTAAGATAGCTTGCTCACACTCCAATGCAAGGTAATGTAATCTGTCGGGCAGTACCCGCTTCACTACGTTGTCGATGTATCTTCCCACAGTCTCATCCCATGTCTCACGCCTTCCTACGCCTTGCATCCATCTAGCATAGCGAGATTTGTGGATGAACGATTGGTAGTCAGTTGGTAAATAGTTGTTCATATTATCATTACTCCATAAATAGTTTCAAATGTTTTACGTCTAGGCCATCAATATCATATATGTATTCAAGAATCAATGCCCTAATTTCCTCTTCAATATTCCCGTCAGATGGTACAGGATAGTCATCCTCATCAAGCTCAAGTGTAAGAAATGTTTTGATTATCATTTCCTACTGTCCACTTCCTCAATCAAACGTTCTATGTACCACTTAGCTTTTTGTAGATCCTCTATTCCATTCTTGTAGTTCCAACGCCACAGATACTTGAAGCTGTTCTGCCAACAATATGCTTCGTGTGCTGTTACATCAGCATCCTCTACCATAGCTGCCATAGCATCAATGCATTCTATGTTAGATGTATTGTAATGCGGCGGCTTGTTTACTACGTCAACCATCTTTGTCTCCTTTGCTATTAAATAGTACAGATATTACATTGTCTGATACCCCTGCAACCTCAATGGCTGGCTTAACTTCCTCTTCTTCTTCTAGTGCGTCATCTATAGTTTTTTCTACCTCATTCTCCAGCAACCTGCGAACTGCTGCATCCTCTTCCATTACGGGTAGTGAGGCACACATCATATGTGCTAGTTTCATTAGTTGAGCATTGTCAAAGTCTGATAACACATTATCATCTGTAGTGCAAGTGCCTACCATTATTTCCCCTGTCCAATCTCCCTTTTTATTTAAGAAGGGGCTTAGTCGTATGATGTAATCGTTCTGGTCAAAGTCCATAAATATTTTTTCACTACTCATTCTAACTCCTTTTTATTTTCTTTAGAGGGAACTGTATCAAAGGGGGATGTTTGTCCTTACCCTTCTCATGCAGCCATTCCTCTGGAATGATTCTATCATGGTACATGAATTTATTCTTTTCACACCACTGTCCATATGTAGTCTTAGCACCCTTACTTAGTTTAGCTCTGCTACTGGTAAATACAAAACGTATATCCAACTTGGGATGTTGCTTTTGTATCATTAAATGTTTGCGCCTATCGTCTGCTGTAAACCTGCCTTTAGTTTCAATGATAATACCATTCTTCAAAATAAAGTCAGGAGTATAGGTGCGGTACATGAGGTCTTCCCACTCTATCTTAATGGCTTCGTACTTGAATGGATGTCCAAGTTCATTAAGATAGTCTTTGTTTCTTACCTCAAGACCACTCCTATACCCATGTTTCAGGGCAGCAGAGTATTGCTTTCCCCGCATTTAGATACGCCACAACCCATTCCAAGGACTAGGCAAACTACTTACAGTAGATACACCCAGTGATCTTAGTTCCTGTCGCACCGCATCTTCTGCAGCCTTACGTGCTTCCATAGCTGAACGAAGTCCTGCATACTTAGCGTCATGCAGTTCCTTCTTACGTTCCGCAAGATCCTTTTCCATAGCATGAATTTGTTCATGCATTTCTTTTATTTCTTCATCACCTAACATATAGTTCTCCTTTAATCTATGTACGCAACTGTAGGTTTGTTCTTCGCTTGTGATACTCGTGATTCAGTTTCTTTCAGCCCTTCAAAGCAACTGAACCTGTAGTCACAAAACTTACAGCTATCATTGAGAATAGTATTACCCGTTGCCTTCCCCCTGAATGTTTCAGGTACAGGGCTGAAGCAACGTTTAAACTCATTACTCTCGACAGTATCAACTGTCTTATTCAATATAGTGATTTCTTCTTCCATGTCAAGGGTATCCGCAGGAACATATTTAATATTTCCATTGGCTTTATTGACTACCCACCAGCCACCAGCTTTACTGTCAGATGCCTTAGCATACCCAGCTAACTGACCTACATATCCAAATGGATCACTATTCTTTAGTGTATCAAAAGACTCAAACTTATTTCTGTAACTCCAATCAGAGGCAGACTTAACGTCGTCTACGGCACCGTCTATAATTAGATCATACGTACCATTTACTTTTGTCTTGTCTAAGTCAAGTGTTACGTGTTCTGCATCACGATACGCTACGCCTGCTTCTTTTAGGATGCCCTTGAAAGCAGCTTCAACTATGTCTCCCAGTAACATGTTCATTACAAATGTGGTTGGCTTGGGCAACGCAGTCTCTGGCTTGTTCTTTTCAAACCAAAGCTGACAAGTTGGCCTACCTATGTTAGACATACGTAAGCGAAACTTGTCACGCCTATTGCCCCCACCAAACTGTTTACGCATTGCTTCCATAACCTCTGCTCCTACTTGTTGGATGGTATCCTCAGACATAGAGGACTCACCCTTAGTTGCATTGACTAAGTAAGAATGAATAGACAGTTCAGCAGGATGGTTCATTACACGAACTCGTCAGCGTCGATGTCAACGAAAGAGTCAACAAGCTCTTCGTCAACGTCATCATTCTTATGCTTGTTCTCATCCCAAGCACCTAAGATGTACTCGTTGTAGTTTGAAATCCAAGCTAGGAAGTTAGCCAACGTTTCCTGTGAGTCACTATCTGCAATGTCGATAGTGTTTGCAGCATCTAACTGCACGTTAGGCAGGTAGAAGCAATTACCATTAGGTAACTCACGCTTCTCTGTGGTAGCAGTGAAGGTGTGCTGCGGTGGTAGACGCCGCATTTTTGTGAGTTGAGTAAAGATGCCGCCAACTGTTTTGAAGGCGTCACGATTCTCAATCTCCCAGATGAATGGGCTAGGCGTAAGTGTTACGCTGTTACCATCTTCATCCACAGGATCTACAAGCTCTACTGTACCAAGCAGAACACGCGCTCGTTTGATAGAGCGAATAAGATCCTTCATCGTGTCAGGCAACGCAGCGAAGTCTTCAATCCAACCAGAAGGTTTACCACAGTTGAAGCCGCCGTCGTTGTCCTTCATGTCACTGTTAAGGTCATTAGCCATAACAGTTTTGACATAACGATTAGGTGAGTTGTCAGTGCCCATGATAAAACGCTTGTACATAAAGCGCTGTAAGAATGGGCGAATGATTGCACTACCAGCATAGTAGGTCTGGTCTTCTGGTACTTCTAGTTTGTATGTACCACCATCAACTACCTCAACCTTTACCATCTTACCTTTGACTTCCATCTCACCCATCAATGGGTTGTGGTGGATACGCAAACGTGGAAGGTTGCTAGACTTCTTCTTCTCAGAGGAAGGCATAGCGGTTGACATGCCCATCTGTTGGGCCATTGCTGCATAGTTATCTGTTGCTGTTGTTACTTGTGTCATGTTTATATTCTCCTATATTTCATTTAAGACAGACGGTGGTTATATCACAGTACGTCTTTTGTGTCAAGCCAATTTGGGCCTATCTTTGCTTCTAATAATAAGGGTACGTTAAAGTCTATACCCCACTTAACATTTACCAGTTCTGCCAACCTGTCGTTTGCAGAGTTGATAATGCGTAGTACTTTGTCCTCTTCATCTGGATGTACATCTATCACTAAGGAATCGTGTACAGAGTTTACGACACATGATTGCATCTTGTTAGCTGTAAGCATCTTGTCTACATATATCAGAGATATAGGTACGATGTCAGCGGTTGCGAACGAT